GAGGTGTAAAGTTTAAGCTGATCCATAGCGATTTCTCAATCATCCTGAATGTAAATTTGACTTAGTGTCAAAATCAATATACTTAATAACCACTTTGCCCCCAAGATCAAGTAAATTTGCTATAATTGAATAAACTCTTTTATATGCGATTGTAGATGAACCAACAAAGCCTTTATCAGTTATATTTTGCCTCAAAGAGTCACCTACTAACAAACAACCAGCAGTATCATCATCATTATTGCCTATATGAATTAGTATATAATCAAACCCTTTAACATTTGTTATTTCCAGCATTCCTTTATGAAAATCAGGAAATTTAATTTTATATCTATTATGAAATCCACCTTCTTTTTTTAATTTGACTTCATAAGTTCCTGTGGGGATTCTTGTTTGCCCATATATTTTTTTTGTTCTATATTCATCCTCTAAAGTAAAGCAAAGAAATTTCCTTTTATTTAAACTGACATCAAACAATAATCCTAATGTAGATTCTTTTTGACTGCTAAATCGTAAAACTTCTAATTCCATTATTTCCTTGCCCATAGCAATTTTATCAATCCGGTTCCTCCTACATCCACTTTAACAAGAGAAAATAATATTGGAATCAAAAACCTTTTAGATGTTAAACTTGTCGCATAGAATTTTGGAGGAGTGAACTGCATAGTGATAGTTGTTGTTTCGTCCCACATGAACACAACAAATGTAGATGCCATCGTGAATCGTGAATTTTTATTCTTCAGCATTTTAATTGTAGCCGTTTTAATGATTTCCGGAATAGCATTATCTTTAATAGTTGAAGTGACCATGTCTTCAATAGTATGCTTGAAGATATATTCCGTAGCTATTGCAGGTTGGCTTGTGATTAGCAAAAATAGAATTACCAAAATTATTTTCTTAATCATCATTATTTCTCCTATGCTTATACCATGCTTTAAACCCACCAATAGTCAAACCTAACCATGCGGTATTGCATTGTAAATTTAGCCCATTGGTATGAATAGCTATTTTACGAAATAAATTATCAAATTTCATTTTACCGGCATTTTCCATATACGGAATTACTCTTTTTTTATAAACATTATTTGATCTTTTAGTTATTATCTCAACTAATAACCTATTATGCTTATAAGCGTAATCATGGAATAATGCGGCAATAAATAAAATTCCTGTTGGCGACATTAATGGCTGCAAAAAGAAAGGAATACTCGCACCATCAAAAATAAATCCTTTAGGTACAAATAGTGTAGATTTCAAAAAAGATATACGCAGCTTATAATCTCGTGCAAGTTTAAATTTACGAGGGCTTAATTTATTCCAATAGCCTTTTAAACTAAACCATGAGCGTATTCCCATAGTCTTTAATATTTTTTTATCAAATACCCAATCAGGCTTATCAAATTTAGTTATTATTGGTAAAACTTCTACTATTGGCATTGGTATTCTTTTCATCCAGTTTTCTCCAGGAAACCCCTTCCTTTAGGGAGGGGATTTCTTTTAAAGTATTAAAGGTAGAACTTTAATTGTCCCTTTAACAATCTCTGTCATTAAATTCGCAGATTTAATTACTTTTTTCATTTCTTCTTCAACAATATCTTTTCCTATTTTTATATCCGCAATAATTTTATCTGCTTCTACTAATCCGCTATTTAATTTTTCCATTTTTACCCATAGTTCCGGAGGCAAATTTAATTTCTCTTTATGTTTTATTACTCTTGCCCTGACATCAATATAAATAGCCTTATATGATTCCCACATTTCATAAATCATTCTAAATTTATAATCAATTTCCGCAATTTTAGCCGCAAGTTGTTTTATGGCAGGAATACAACCAGACATAGGAACTGTTGATAAGGTAACAATTGAACCTACTACCATTTCTCTTCTATTCATCTTTACTCCTTATTAATCAAGTTGTTTGGATAATATTAATCCTACCTGAACCACTTGTAGTTGATACAGGAGAAACTATTAGATTAGTATCTCCGCAAGCCTGAATGATTAGTCCCGCACCAATAATCAAAGATAACACAGATATTATTAATAAAAATTTTTCTACAAATTTCATAAATTTTGTCTCCTCAAGTCAAGGCCATACCTTCATTAGAATATTTGTTCTTTCTTTAACATTCCTTGTGCTTGTTCGAGCTAATCCGCTAACCATGAAGCCATAAGTTTCGCCTGATTTTGGAATAAAATTATGTAACGGCTTAACTTTTATATGATCGCCTTTTACAACCTTAATTGATTTGGAAGTTTGACCTTTCCTAAACCATTCAAAAGTTCCTGCGTACCAAACATTATTCTGCTTAACGAATATCCACGGATTAGCATTTAGCTGAGTATTGAATATTACTTTTGCTGGCCACGTATTAGCTTTATCATAAATTAATTTAATTATAGAATTGGAAATATCTACAGAAATAAGTGTTCCTGTTTGTGGCCATTCAGACACATTTGCATGAAGCCATTTGACTTTAGATAAATCTATAGGCTGATTATTTGTCTTGGGAATAGTTGAAGTAGCTTTTGGTGCAACAGTTTTAGGTTGACTTCCAATTTTATCAGCCATATCTAATAATAATTCAATATTTTTACAACTTATCAAAAAAAATAAACAAAAAACTAATAGAAAATATTTCATTTAACATTCCTATATAAAAAATTTTCAGTTAATAAAGATGTAAGACCGAGTCGTTTCATGGCTTCTTTATAATTTTCTTTATATTTATTAGCCATATCATTTAAGAATCCTATATAAGCTTTATAACTTAAATTACCATTAGAAGATTGTGTACATCCATCAACATATTTTTTAATTTGTATTATCGCTTCCATCGGATTTATTCCAAATTGTTCAAAATATTCACTTGTCCCATGCCCCATATTACCGTAAGCAAGTAAATCTCTAACACCATTTCTAAAAGCAGACATCACATGATGCTTTATCTCCGAATCTTCAAAATCTTTTTCATCCCAATTTTCTCTAATATTATTATTTTTTCGTATTTGTTCATAAGCATCTTGGTATCCAGCTAACTCTTTTAATGCCCCTTCTATATACAAAATAGAATCATTAATTTCAGAAGATAATTTTTCTCTTTCTAAAATTTTAAATTTATTTTTTGAACCTTCTAAATCATTTATGATTAATCTTTTCTGCCTTAAATCAAACATATTTTCTTTAATAGCTTTTCGTTTGCTTTCAATTTGACTTAAACATTGCCTCAAAGCTCGATAAGGAGAACACGCAAGCATATTAAGAGTCATTAATTTTGCAGAAGTTTGACTATTCTTTTTACCAAAACTCTTAGTAGCTTTATTTATTGCTATCATATTTTTTGATATTTCTGCTAACTTAGTTTCATCTATACAAGAAAATTTTGCCCCAATATCTTCTGTAATATTACTAATTGTTTTAACTAATGATTTTTCCATAAATCTCCTTTTCTTTACGCATCGGATGTGCTTCCGATTTCCCTTCTTTTAAAAGTCAAATCTCCAAAATCTAAAGCATTACCAGCAGAATTAATTGTTATATATTCCATATCTGTTAAAACAGTTCCAACAGAATTTTTTCCTCCAACTATAAGCCCTCTTTCAGAAGTCCCATTTGAACAAGCACTTAATTCTTTAGTTAAATTTAATAAATCTCCGAAATCTGTAGCATTACCTGTTGAAGAGATAGTGATATAATCTATAACATTACTATCTCCACCATTAAAAATACCTCTATCATTTTCTAAATTAGATGAACCTGCTCCCTCAGTTCTTGATGTTGTTAAATCTCCAAAATCTGTGGCATTACCTGTACTAGAAATAGTAACATAATCTATAACATTGGTGGTTGGGCCAGAACCACCGCCCCAAACTCCTCTATCTGAAGTTCCATTAGATGTTGCGCTTGTATTTTGTCTCGCAACTGTTAAATCGCCAAAATCTGTAGCATTGCCTGTTGAAGAAATAGTGATATAATCTATAACATTAGTTGGACCAGAACCACCGCCCCAAACTCCTCTATCTGAAGTATTATTAGAAGAAGATCCAGCATAAGCTCTACTAAGTGTTAAATCTCCAAAATCTGTAGCATTACCTGTACTAGAAATAGTAACATAATCTATAACATTGGTTGCTGGAAGCCCACCACCATTTACACCTCTATCAGTAGCTCCATTAGATGTTGCTCTGCATCCATCTCTCGCAACTGTTAAATCACCAAAATCAATAGAGTTTCCTGTAGTTGAAATAGTTGCGTACTCAATAATATTAACATCAGAAGTTTCATCATTACCACCACAAAAAAGCCCTCTATCTCCTTCAGCGGCTACTCTATTTGCGTATCCACCAAACCCTAAATTTCTATAACCAAATAAATTTCGATTATTAGACGAAAACAAACCGCTTTTATCTTTATGATATTCTTTTGGAACTCTCATAATTTTATATCGCTGGCCAATTTGCAGTTACATTCTTAACTTCCTTAACAGTAGTAGCTGCTATTATTGCGGGTTTTAATGTATTGACAACATAATTTTTTAAAGTTGCCCTGTCAGTTATATAAGCCGAACCTTCTCTGTCAAAATCATCAGGATATTTCTCTAATAATATTCTCCAACCTTCCTGCATAAATTGCCTGCCTCTAAATTTTTTATAAGCATTTAAAGGCTTATCATTAACTGAATAATTAATAATTATTTGATTATTCTGAATTATATAAACTGATGTTCTTTCCTGAATTTCAGAATCAAAAACAGGATTAGTTCCTATTACAACCGGACGCCATATTAATTTATTATTAATCTTTTTTCCTGTAGCATAATTAGAAGGCATTTCCACACCAAACGGATAGTTGGTAGGATTTATTTTTGTATCATAAGTATTATCCCAAACTTTAAAACCTTTAGACATAAATAATTTCCTTTTTAAGAATCATTTGCACTTGATAAAGTAAAAAATATTTCTACTCCTCTTAATCTTGCGTCTTCTGTCATATCATCATTAGCATTACTTACATCTCTAAAAATTCTAAATTCTATAGTATCTCCAGCGGCAGGAGTTCCAGCTATTGTTAATGCGGATGATTCTGAAGTTACTAATTCGTCACCAGCAGCAGACTGATTGTCATCTGTTACTACAATAGCAGTCCCATAAGCAGCATTAATAGTATCATTATCTGATACAGCAACTGCCTGTAATCCCCAAGCTACTCCATCTGTATCTGTAGCTGTTGTTGTCCAGGAAACTCTAAAAGTAATTGTGCCTTCATTCCATCCATTTGGGAATTTAATATTAAAATGAGCATACTCATCTGAACTTGTGTCAAAATCCAAAACATTGTATTCGACATTATTACCACCGGAATCCACAAGAGTTAAAGAACTACAACCATTAGTTCCAGCAGGAGACATTGCTTCAACAGGAACCCATATAGTTTGTTTGCCTATAGTTGACGAAATTAGATTATAACCGCTATGTGTTCCTGAATTTGAAACCAGCATTAAATTATCAACAGAACTAACAGTAAATCTTCCATGAACCCCTGAAGCATTATAAATCGGAATATCTCCTTTGGTAGTTGAAGGAGCTAATGCATTAAAAGCGGAACTTTTAATGTTTTCTCCTGTTCCACCATCTACAATCTCCCAAGGAGTAGCATTATTAATTGCGGAAGTTACAAGATTAAATTGTGTTTGAGCAACATCTGAATTAGTTGCTGTAGGTAATGTTCCAGAATTCAATGCCATTGAATCATCTCCTTTCAAAAATTAACTTATCTTTTATCTTAAGTGCTTTCCGTCCATCTGGTTTCAATTAAATGCAAAAGAATACTTTGCATTGTAAATTCTCTTTCCACGCAAATAAATAATTTATCAGTCCATCCATGTTCAGAATCTGTTACCGTTACAAAGTCTCCTTCTTCAACTATATACGCCTCTTGAGCGCATCTATAATGTACATGCAAAAAAGCTTCAGATAATAATTGAGCCTTAAACGCTAAAAGTTTATCCGCAGTATTATCATCTTGAATATCTATAGCATTAATAATTGGTGCTTCTAATAACCCATACCTATTTTCAGATAACTGTAATAATTCTGAATTTGAAGAAGAAAGTTTTTTATATTTGGTAAATTTTTGTGTTCTTGGATTATAGCCATAATTTAATTCAAAAGAGTTATGAAGTTTTTCAACATCTGTATCAGAAACATGACCTTCTAATTTTATAATATTTTTCCCTTTTCTTAATTTTAAAACAGGTTTAGGGTTGTCAAGGTCAATAACAATTATTCCGTATTTTTCATTTTTCCATACGGGAATTATTGGTAATTGCGGAGACAATCGTTTTTGAATTGTTTGAAATATTGTTGATTCATTATTACCTGAACCGTTGAAAATAGAACTTAATTTCCAATTCTTTAATTTATTTTTTGCCGTACCAAATAATTCAGTATCAATTTGACTTGCGGCTAAACCACTGTAATTTGTTACTAAATTTTCAATAACTTCTCCAGCATTTTCAAAATAAGTTGTTCCGTTTTTTACTCCATTTGCGCTTACAGTAACTTTTTGAGAAGAATAATCAGTGGCTGATTCAATATAATAATAAGTATTACCTTCCAAATCAGTTGTTACTCCTGTTTCTGACGGGGTAAATTCCGCACCATCATGGTAAGCTGTAGTTAATGAATTTATATCATGTCCAGCTACTAACCATCTATGATTAGTAATAATAGTGCCAAGATAAAAACATGGTGATTCAATTACTGAACCATAAAGAACAGGATAAACATTACCAATTGCTGCTTGGCTAAAAGAATATGTCAAAGTTTTAAAATAAGTGGTACTTTCTATAGCATTACCAACTTCTGTTACCGTATGACCTGTACCACCGGAATCAGTAAAAGTAGCTCCGCTTCCTGAAGCCCCTTCTTTAGTTTCTCCGCAATGGATTAAAAGTTTAGTGGCGTCATCACTTGTAAATTCTGTTGTTGGCGGTGTAAAGTTTGAGGTATATCTTGCACTATTACTAAATCTTATTTCATCAACATAGCCATTAAAAAAATTTTGAGTACTTGGTGATACACATCCAATTCTTAATGGATTAATAGCATCTCCTATATTGGTAGAGTCTGAAATATCTGCCCCAATTTGTACTCCATCTACAAATAATCTTAATGTCCCTGAAGCTCTTGAAGCTGCTATATGATACCATGTATTCGTGCTATAATTCCATGTTTTCACGATCCCTCCAGGTCCTTCAAGTTGCTTTCCTTGACTAATTTGTATTCCGGCATTTGTAGCCACACTCATTAAATACATTTGAGCTGTTGCATGTTGGATATTGGCAAAAAGCTCCATTGTATAATCTGCTGAAGTTCCAATATCCCAATCTGCATGAGCTGGTACATTTAAGTAGTCTCCTGTCCCATCAAATACATAACCTTTTCCTCCAGTTGAAAATGATAATGTAATTTTATTAGGAGGAAATTTCCTATCAAGATTTTTTCTTAAATCAACTAGTTGAAAAGTAAATGGTGCGTGTTCTCCGCCCCATGATGCCTGCCTTATTACTCCGTCGCATAATTTTAATCTATCCTGATAAGTTTGTCCTTTGACATACAAACCTAATTCTGCTGCCATGTTTGTTAATATATAATCTTCTCTTAAATCTTGCAACCTATAAGAGCCGTTTATAGCTAAAGAAATAGAGCCTATAGTGCTTGACATAGTATATAAATTATGCGGATGTTTTATTGCTCCGTTTAATTTTAAACCAGCTTTAAATTTTTTAAAAGTAACATCGGTTAATATTTCAAAAGTTTGCCCTGACAAAGTTTCTTCTTGATAAAAATCTTTTAAAAAGGAATCTCCAAATTCTCCCCATGTTCTTCCATTCCAAGTTAATCCGTTCCAAATCCCTATCGTTGTTGGATCGTTAATTCTATAAAACGGAGAATTTGGCACGGAAGTTATTCTAAAATAATCTCCGTCAAAAACATTCCCAACTAAAGTTGCTCCTGTGAAAGTAAAAATTTTAGATAAATTAGTTACATCTACTGTACCTGTTGTATATTTAGAAGTTACATCCATAATAGAAAGGTTATCAGTAGCAAAATTACTTTCTTTTCCGGAAATATTCATTTTCAGAATAAGATGCTTTTGAACTTTCTTATCTGAAATAGCGTCTACCCAATTTTTATCTGAAATCATAGTTCTTCTTCAAAAGTTAAAGATTCAATATCATAAATATTAATAACAATATGACTTCTTTGATAATTACTGCTCAATCTTGCCAACACAAAATCTTGCAAATTATCACTATCTTTTATAAAAATAAACGGAGAGTTCATCCAATCTATAGATTCAAAAAATTGCTCTACTTCATTAGTAAAACCAGAAGTTTTATGAGTAAAATTTAATCTAAATATTTCTCTGCTTTCCCCTTCTTTGCTTGAAAACTTTTGCCCTGATTCTGAAGAATTATCTATATGAACATTCGGAATAATTGCCGTTGTATGTTCTGATCTAAAATTTTTAGATAATTGCAATTTCATGCCAGCAACAAATTTTCCTATTTTATAATAATCATCAGAAGTTTCCTGAGCATCAATTACAAACCTAATAAATCTTAAATTTGTAGCAGTAACCTGTTGCGTTATTCTGTCACCGTAAACAACATAAGTATCACTTGTAGCTGCTCCATCAGCTACCAATGAAGCAGTAGTTAATTTAATTAATGTAGATGTATTAGATTCTATTGCATAAGTATTACCGCTTGCCGACCCGCTTGTCATCCTTAAAAACATTGGCCTATTTGGTCTTGCCAATTGATTTATATTCATCGATAAAGAAGAATCCGTTAATGTATTTTCTGTAATTGCAGTTATAGAACCGGAAACTTGAGAGACTACTGTAAAAGATTGATCTAAAGTAGGGCTGCTCCAGGAATCAGTAGCATTCATTTGAAATTTTCCAGTTCTAATGTTTCCATTAACAAAATTAAATTGATCTACATTAAATACTTTATTTTCTCCGGCGTCTAAAACGTAGACATGTTCAGAACCATCATTTTCTGTTCTTACAAAATTAGACGGGCTATCAGTTAGCATATCTTCTTTTGGGAAAGTAAAAGCACTTTGTATAGTCCAGGAATCATTTACAATCCCATCTGAGCCGCTCCATGTTATTTCTACTCCATCAGTTAAATATTGACTAATAGAATTACCCGCTGTAAATTCAGAAATTAAATCATCTGGATTTGTAAAACCATCAGATAAACCGTCATCATCTAAAACGTATGCTACATCATAAACATCAATATCCGCTATTGCAGTTAATATTCCAAATTGGATGGAGCTGTCAGTGTCTGTGCCTGTAACATCTATTTGATAATTATCAGTAATCTCATTCCATTCAATTTCTTTATCATGGGTGCTTCTATACCATGCGGATAAATCATTATTTTGAATTGCTATCAGAAATTCATGTTCATTTGTAAAGGCATGAGTTACAGTAGCTATAGTCGCATTAGAATCTTCAACATCTATTAATCTGCAATCTGTAGTTTTTAATCTTAAAGTTAATTTGCAGGAATTAACCCCATCAGAAAGGATTAAGGTTAAAATAATATCATCAGCTGTTATTGAGCCTCCGCTATTTACTTTTACTTTGAATCTTAATTTTATTCCAGCAGAAGTTCTTGTGTCTCCAATATCCGATTTAGTATAAGAATGATTGTCAACAGATGAGGTTGTTACAAGATTTAAAAGCCCAGCAGATTCACTTGATGTTCCGTCTGAATTTGTAAATGCCCATCCGCCAACTCTATCAGGCAATCCTAAAATTGGTGTATAGTGATAAGTATAACCTAAACTTTCATTTATATTTCTCCAATTTTTAGTTTTAATACCCACTAAATGACTATTAGTTCCGTCCCAAGCTTCTGCCTGGATAAATAATTTACCGTCATAGGAACAAATTGAAGGTGAGTATAAACCTTTATTAGCTTCATTAGTTAAAGGATTTACATTTTCAACTCCACTCCAATTATGACCGTTTACGCTTGTAGATTTTACTATTCTTAAATCTTTTGAGATAGTATCTTGAGCAACTACATAAAGTTTACCTAAATCATCTTTAGCAATAGCGGGTCTGTCATATCTTTCTGTTGCATTAATCATTACTCCTGAAGAAGCTAGCCCCCATGATGAACCGTCTACTGAACTTGAAATATAAATCCTTCCATAAACACCGCTTGTTGTGTGATATGTTTGATAAGCACAAGCAAAAGAATCTGAATCCATGACAGTTATGCTTGGATAAATAGCTCCACCTTGAGCAGATATAGCAACCACATCGTCTCCAATTGACCATGTAGAACCATTATCTGTTGATTTTCTTGAATAAGAAACTCTTCCTTTGCTATAAACCAAACAAATAGTATTACCCGACCTTGCTAACGATAATCTCGTATTTTCTTCAAGAGTTACCGTAATAGTTGTTAAAGAAGTCCAGATTGAAGCATTGTCATCTGATTTATAAATATTAATGGTTCCAGCTGCTTTATCTCTATAAGCACAAAGTATTCGGTTTGGTGTGGAAGCATTAGAAGCTAATTGACAAACTGTTGGATGAGTGTATCCCGTATTACCAGAATCAATAGTAACTTCACTTCCCCATGTTTTTGTAGAAGTGTCATATCTTTTTGAAATAGCGGAATACGAAGTTCCGCCTTGACCTGAATTATACACAGATAAAAGATCACCATTATTTAATTCAAAACAATCATTAGTTGATATAGTAGCTTCAAAAGCTAAACCGGTTGGATCTGTATTAGTGCTTGAAAATGAATCTAACACAGTAGAAGAAAAACCTGAAAATTTATAGATTCTATCAGTTGTCGAATCAGCATTGTAAAGATTATTTCCATCCCATGTTAAACCTGTTGGGGTCGCCCCAATGCTTGAAAAACTATCCAATACAGTAGAAGAAAAACCTGAAAATTTATAGATTCTGTCAGTTACGGAATCTGAATTGCAAAGATTATTTCCATCCCATGCCAAACCTTGAGGGGCAGTTCCAGGGCTTGAAAAACTATCCACTACAGTAGAAGAAAAACCAGAAAGTTTGTAGATTCTGTTAGTTGTGGAATCTGCGTTATAAAGGTTAGCTTCATCCCAAACTAAACCTGTTGGAGCTGTTCCAATACTTGAAAAACTATCCAATACAGTAGAAGAAAAACCTGAAAATTTATAGATTCTGTCAGTATTACTATCAGCAGAAATTACATGTTGTCCGTCATAAGCTATTCCTTGCGGTTCAGTACTTATACTACTAAAGCTATCTAAAACAGTAGAATTAAAATTTGAAAATTTGTAAATTCTATCTGAATTTTTATCTGAATATAAAAGATTTTTTTTCATAATCTAAATTGTTTCTTCTATGACTTCAAAATCCTCAAAAACCGGTACTTGATTCTTTCCAAAATAAGTAGTGCCTCCGTCATCAGAAAATATAAATCGAGATACACCTGTATCTCCAGCAGTTTTAATTTGAACTTTAATATTTGCAGCAGCCGTACCAAAATAGTTTCCTGAACTTACAAGTGTCAAAGAACCTGTATTGTTCGCTCCTTTTACCGGTTGATCTATAAATTCATCAAATTCAGATGTTGCTGATTTAAAATTATCTGAAGTTAAATTTTTATTTGTTAGCAGAATTGGAAGACCCATCGTTCTCCACCTCCGCTATTGCTTTAAATTGTTGATGCTTTTCTTCTGCTTTTCTTTGCTCCATAACTAAAAGATCATTAACTCTCTTTATATCTAAACGAGACACATAATGTCCGCAAATGATTCCCGTATCCACATAAATTTTATAGCCTATACTCATAGCATTTTCACAAAACATAAAATCTTGTCCCCATCCAATTTCTCCTTGAGGATTATATTTGGTCTCATAAAACATAGTCTTTCCTGTTTTTTCCAATAAATCTTTTTTCATATTTTCTATAACTTCCCTTTTTATTAATACACAAGCTGCCCCTGTGGCTTCACATTTCTGAAGCCTGTTACCATTTAACTTAGTTTCAGTATAGCCTCCATTTACTTTGCTTAAAATGACAGGAAAAGGTCTGCCGTATTGAAAGGAAAAACAAGTTGCTCCGACAATCGGAACATTCCATGCAAGCAATGTATTAATACAATTATCTTCCGGAACAATATCACTGTCGATGGTTAGTATATAATCATTATCAGTTTTTAAAAATTTATTCATTATATTGTTTCTTACAGAGTCAATTGGTTTCCCTTCTACCAAATCATACGATAAATTTATTTTTCCAGGATCTTCATAATTGAAATGAATTATATTTCTAAAAAGCCATTTAACAAGATTTGGCTCTATTTTTTCGTATGGTGAAATAGGCACTGCAATTAATATTTTAATAGGATTCATCGATTCCTCTTTTCTATGCGTCCATAAGGTTTAAGTTAGATTTATTTTGCTTTTCCACAAACACATTAAATTCGCCAACATCTCTTCTTCTATTATCTTCATTAATCTCATCTATCAAAGAATTTAAATCTTTAGCAAATAAATTTTCTACTTTGACTGTAACATTCCCACCGCCTGTACCTGTTGTACCTTTTTTAGATAAAAATGGTTTTATTTGATTTAAAAATTCTGTTAATACTTTATTTTCTGATGCTGGTACAACTCTTTCTCCACGATGAATTGATGCAATTGTGTTTTTCGGAACAAATGAAGTGCCTCCATCATATGACGACATAGATGAGTGTGCTACAGATTTAGTACCAAGACCTAAATTCCTAAATAATCCTCTCAATTGAGTGATTAGGCTTCCTGTTTCCTCTATTGACAATGTTGGGTCACTTGTTAATTTTTCTAAAAGTTCATAATAGCTTTTTGTTTGATTTCCTAAAGCGGAAACTCTTCTTATTTGATTCATAAACATATTAAGCTGATTCCCTGCATAGCCTCTTCCACTTAATATTCCTATCAGTTGAGAAGATAATTTGGTTTTGGCACTTGTTAAAGCTGGACTTCCAGAGCCAGTAGCAACTCCGCTACTTGGAAACCCTGAAGTAGCAACTGTTTTATTTACTTGGGTAACAGTATATGTTTTATCTTGTATCTGATAAGCATTTAATTGTTGTAACCCTCCGATCAAACTACTACTCATACTCATAGCAGATTGAGATGATTTAGCTGCTGGTGAAGATGATGCCGTAGGAGATGCGGTTTTATTAATTTGAGTTACAGAAAAAGTTTTATTATTTAATTTTATTTCATTTATTGCAAGTAAAGCTTCTGTTAATTCACCTATAGAAGTATTCAAAGTTGTCATACTCTCATTTATTATTAATGCTTGACTACTATTGTTGGCAAGAGAATTTGTATTGTTATTTATACTTTTTGTATTTTTTTCATAAGTAGTTGTTCCTAATCCTAATTCTGTCCGCAATGCTCTTGCTTCATTCGCAAGTTTAGCTAATGCCGGAGCATTCCCTTTTGCTGCTTCTATGCCCATTTGTTTTAAAACTTCATTATATCTTGCGGTTTTAGAAGATAAAACTTCTACATTACCTTTAGATCTTATTAATTGCTGGATTAATTCCCCTTGCTCTTCAGCACTTAACCCTGTAGTTGCAATAAGCGTCATAAGTGTTTTCTCGTATTCCCCTGTGGCGATTGATAAGTTATCCAAACCTAACCGCTGTTTAACAGAAGCTTCCGCTTGTATTTTTTGAGCCAAAGTTAAATCTTTTGTAGCTTTTTGAAAAGCTTCAGAAGATATGGTAGAAGCAATAAGATGGTCTCTTAATGCTGTAAATTCTTTATATAATTTTGCTGTTTGACCTCCATTTATAGCTGCTTCTGCTGACAATGTTCTAAGAGCATTGCCAAAATGAATAGATTCTTGAGTTACAGCTTGATTTGCGATAGTAACACTATTCAAAGCAGCTTCATGCGCCGCCATTGCCTCATTTGTTATTACCTGCTGCCTAGCTAAATTCTGAAGTGCCTCCTCATAATTTAAAGATTCCTGAGTTAAAATATTTGTGGCATTTTCTAAATTTATAGTTTCTTCTTTAAGTGTTCCAGAAGTAATTTCTACTTGTAATTGACTTAATGCAAGGTTCTGATAGGCAAGACCTAACCCATAAGCGGCATCTGATAATGATATTACTGCATTTGTTGCGCCACTACTACCGCCAAGGATTTTAGTTAAATTAACAGTTTCATTAGCTAATTCACCTATAGCTTTTAACGCAACGCCGATATTCATAGTTGTATCAAGTATTCCCATCCTCCATTTACCAAGTTCTGTTATGCTTACCCCTATAGCTTGACTAACCCCTTCAATACCTTTTTTAGTAATACCTAATTTTTCTGCTGCTGACCTATTTGCTTTTGAAAAAGCTTTATAAGCTATAGTTCCAGCTGCAATCGCTGCTGCCGCATACGGAGCTACTGTTGATATTGATGTTAATCCGCTTGCCAAACTTGCCGCCGTCGTACTACCAGCTAACGCCGCTTTATTAGCTGCGGCTATAGCATTAGTCATACCTGTTTGAACAGTAGTATAAGCTCCAGCAACTTTACTTACTGCACCAATAGCGGATCCAAAAGCACCTGTTGAACCGGTAATTCCGCTAAGAGCCACACCAAGAGCACCAAAGGCATTACCTAAAGAACCTGCCATAGTAGAACCAGCTTTTGCACTACTTCTTGTAAATTCTTGAAATGCAACTAACATGGCATTCACTACACCTGCCCACTTTCCACCCACACTTCCAAATAATTTTCCGATATTAGAAACAAACTCCTGAGTCAATTTCAATTTTTGATTTTCAGCTTCTTCCACATCTTTCACTTCTTCTTGCCTTATAGCTTTAATTTTTTCCTGAAAAGCGTTTACTAATTTTATAAGATCTTCTTGACTACCTTTCCAATGCCCTTTTATTACTTCTATTATATCTTTTTCATATTTTTCCCTAAGATCAGCTAATTTTTTGATATTAGATATAAATTTTTTATTAGCAGTAAGTCTTTTTGACAAATTCTCACTATTATCCTTTATTATATTTTTAAGATAATCTTGTTCCGATTTCAGCTTAGCTTCATTTCCTTTAAATATTTCTTTAAGGATTTTTTTCTGCTGTTTTATTTCAAAATTAGCGATAAATCTTATTATTGCCGCTTTATCAGCAGCAGCTTTTTCATTTAAAGCATTTATTATCATAATCATATTTTGTGTGGCTTCTATAGTTTCTGTACTATACATTCCATGCACGCCTATTACGTTTTTATAGTGTTTAGTGATGTTAATCAATTCACTATTACTATTTTTTTCAACAGCAGCAACCAATTGTCTGCCTACTCTTTCTCTTTCCGCAGCATTACCTTTAACAGATTCTAATTGTAATTTTAAACCATGAACAGTTATTTTAGTACTTTTATCAGCTAAGCTACTAATAGCTTCTAAAGATTTCTTTGCAAGTTCAATACGTTTTGCATAATAAAAATCTTCAACTATTACTTTATAATCAGCATTATCTTTTATTAATTTTTTAAATTCATTTTCTGAAAAAACTAAACTTTCTAAAGTGTCAATATTTCCAATTAATCTTTTTTTATAATAATTCTCGTTAAATTTACTCATCACTTCTATAGTTTCTTTAAAATTAGATAATTCTACATTATTATTAGAAAGAGTTTTGGTAAGACGTTCTTCATCCGCTTTTAATTTTTCTTCCATTTCTTTTCGTGTTAATTTTATTTTTAATTCAGAAAATGTTTTATCTATCAAAGCAATCGCTTCTACATTACCTTTGTAATCTTTTCGATATCTTTCCCATGTATCTGTAAGTTCTTGTACTGTTTTAACTGTCATCCCAGCAAGTTTAGTTTTTAATTTTGCTAATGTTACTGTTTCTTCTCCTAATTTTCTTGTTACTTGAATATCATTAAACAATGACACAATAGTTTCATCAACAATTTTTTTATTTTTCTTTAATTCTTCTGTCGATGAACTCATCTTTTTTTCAAGTTCTGCTATCGCATCATTATAATTATTTGTAGCATTTTCTGTGCCTCCAAAAGCAAGAACTAAATCAGCTAATGCTGGCGAGAGATTTCGCAAAACAAATTGTGGTATACTTTTAAACTTATCTATAAATTTTTTTATAAAGCTATCTTCCAATTTTTCACTTATACTTCCTAACATTTTATACCAGATAATCTGCATTGTTCCTGTTACTTGAGCCCAAATATCTTTAAGGCTATAAAAACCTTTTCCCAAAGCACCAATTGTTGCTAGTGCGACTAGTTTAACCTTATCCCATTTTTCAATCCAAGTTCCAATTTGAAACCCTACAAAGCCTGCAAACAATAAATTTAATGCATTAGCAAGAGACATAAACCCAATAAACGCAGTTCTTGCATTTTTACTTGTTTTTGTTAAAGCTAAATTAAGTTGATTCGCTCTTTTAGTTGTAGTTGTATACATAAGATTTAATTTTGAAAAAAAACCAAGAATAGGGCTACTAGCTATTAAGTTCATACTTGTAGTCATAGTAGTAAGAATAGCCGCATACATCTTAATTCTACCTAAAACCCAAAGTGTAAGTAATGTTTTTCCTAATACTATTGCAGCAGAATTTGCCCCTGTTAGCGCAATATAAAGTGTTTTAAAGACTGTTTTAATTGTAATTAGAGTATTTACAAGAAAATCTGATATACTTTTTTGATTTTCTTTTACTACTTTTGCAGCACTACCAAGAGCTGGCACTAAACTTCCTTTTATTTCTGTAATTACTTTTTGAAATATTGGCAAAAAATTTGTACCTAAAGTTATAGCTACAGCAGATATTTCATTTTTGAATAATATAAATTGCCTTTTGACACCAGAAGTAAATATACTAAATTCTTTCATTAAAGAAGTATTTGTTTCCCACTCTCCTTCTGCTGTTTTTAAGGTTTTATTAAGTAAACTTGTATTGTTCATAAGCCCAAACATAACACTTGTTGCTCTTTTACCTTCGAATCCCATTTTTTTTAATGCTGAAGCAGCTTCTGTTTTACTTAATTTTGAAAGTTTATCAAATAACATCTGAACAGCTTTAACTGGTTCATTTTTAACAGCATTACTTAAAGTTGTAAAATCTATTTCTGCAGACCTTGCTATTCTTTTTGTGTTAGTAACTAATTTCGTAAATAATTGGCTAAGAGCTGTCCCTGCAACTTCAGATGTAACACCAATATCTCTAAGTACTGCCGCAAAAGCTAATGTTTGTGAAGCAGTAAGCCCAAAAACTGTTGCTGCAGAACCTGCCTGCTTAGCAATTATAGCTAAATCTCTTGCTGTTGCTGCTGTAGTATTACTTAATTCATTTATAACAGAACCAAGACGTTCAACATCAGGTATTGGTATTCTGAATACATTTGATAATTGAGAAATTGCTATAGCAGCTTCTTCTGCCGCCAAATCTGTAACAGTAGCCATCATAGAAATTACCCTAGTAAACTCAGATATATTTTTTGTACCCCTTATACCAATTTGACCAGCTACAGCACCAATTTGTGCTAATTCTTCTGTACTTAAAGGAATTTCTTTAGACATATCAATAAAATTTTTAGTTAATTTTTTCATTTCTATAGAAACTAAACCTGTTGTTTTTCTGACAGCTAACATCTGATCTTCAAGATTAACAGCTCCTTTTACAACAGATCCAATGATAGTGGCACTCGCTATTGCTGATAATATAATTGCCCATCCTTTTGTGCTTGTAGCAAGCAAGCCAAATCTTGTAGTCATTACTGCTAAAGTTGCCCCTAAAGCCTCCAGAGCTGATCTTAGACCATGCGTTACTTTGCCAAGAGAAGCAGTTTGTACGGTTTGTGCAGTTATTGTTTTAGTTGCAGTTTTTGATCTATGGCTAAAAGCTTGAGTAGAACGGCCAGTAGAATTAATACGTTTTGTTAATTTATTTAAAGCGGCATTTTGTCTTTGTAGGCTTTTTGTGATTGTCTCTGAAGATTTTTTTATTTTGTCGAGAGATTTGACAAATTTATTAATTCCACTAATAGCTTTTTTTGATTCAGCTATTACATCAAGCTTTACTACAGCCATAAAAACAGCACCTCAATTATCAGTATCAGATTTAGTAGGCTGTGATAAAGCCCTTTTTTGAGACATTCTTTCTTCTGATTCCTGTATGCCTTTCTGATGACTATCTACAGTATCATAAATAATTTCAAGCTTTCTAAATACTTCATCAAAACCTTCTAATTCTATTTCTTCAGAATAGCTATTCCATATAATCCTTTGAAGGTTTGATTCCTGAACAATCCTTGAACATAACTTATTATACATTTCATAAGCAAGATAGTTTTCTTCTAATAAATGAGTAAAACCATAAACATCCACACATTTTTTACAATTTGGTTCATAATCTTCATCATCTTCAATCTTTTGTTCACAATTATTACAATTTACATTTGGATATGTTAAGCGGAAGGTGATGAAGTCTCGGAGTTTTTTTCTTCTATCTCCTGTTGTTGACTATCCTGATAATTAGAAATAGACATAGCAAAATCCATTATAAATGTCGCATGATCCGCAGAATGATCCGCTAGTAATTTCTTATTTTCTTTTGTGCATGGTGCTGGATTATTATCTATTTCAATACCTTTCCAATCTTCAATCATATAATCCCATAAATCAATATCCCATTTATCTTCATCAGAACGGCTCATTTGTTCCTGTCTGATTCCTTGAATATTTTTCATTTTTGTAAATTTTCTTCTGGACATCCTTGAATGCTTTGGAGAAACATATCTAATTTTAAATTTAACATCATTATCATATTCTGCCCAAACACCCTCAATTAGCTTTTCAGCCTTACCTAAATCTAATTTCATAAATTATCCTCCACAATATTTTTTTTATTCCAATAGGCTTATTGACACGCCCTATACGGAGGAAGACTTGATTGTCTTCCTCCACTACTATAATTACTTATGCTAATGGATTAGTTTTTATTAATGAACAAACTTCTATCCTAAGGCTTTCTGTAAATGACCCTCTTGCTTCATCATTAGTTAATGTATCAAGATTACCATTACCATCCATCCCATCAGGTGCAGAAGTAGCTTTTTTAGCAACAAATGAAAATGGTGCTCCGGTTTTGGCGAAACCTGTTATACTTCTTGAAGCTTCAGTAAGCTGTACAGCTGGCATGTACATTTCAAATCCATAGTAATATGGGCCGCCGCCAGCAGCAGGTATCTGTGTAGTAGACCTTGCTCTGATAGACATTTTCATTACAGTACCCGCCAAGAATCTTGTTTCAGTATTAGATTCAGTAAGTTTAGGAATCTCAACTGAACCTTCAATAGACCTTGCGGCATCTCTGATAGGCTCATCAATATATGGAGCATTTAAAGAAGTCAAATCTCCAACTAAGTTATTATTTAGTGTAATAGTAAAACTTGTTGGATAAAATTGATCTGCCTGATCTAATGCTGTGTCATCCTGTGTACTTAATCTAAAATCTAAATCTTCAAACCTGACATACTTTATTGGCGAAGAGGTTGTTGCGGCTGATAAAGATGTAGTAGTTGTCCCAGAAGTAGCCTGACTTCTTCCAATCAAATCAAAAGCTATCTTGACATATTCTCCAGCAGCACCAGAAATTGTCATACCATTAACCTTAACCGAATCAAATTCATGTATAGTAGAACTATCCTGCATCTTGTCAAAACACATAGTTGCAAAATATCCCTCTACATTATCTCCAAGTCTCATACTCATATAATAAGCATACGGAGCTTTGGCATAACTCGATCCAAGAGGCGCAAGAGGAGTATCAGCTCTACCCATACACATGGCAATTAAAGTCATTAAAACAGGATTGCTATACTGCAAATTTGTTTCTATGCCGCCTGTAACAGTTGTGCTCGAAGTTACACCGACACCTTGATCTGCCGTACCTGTTAAAGTTTCATCTTCCAATAAGTTTGGATTAACCACCAAGCTCTCATTTAAAATATTTAAACCTGCTCCAGCAACATTACAATCTACAGCAGTGCCCCAAACACTTGATTTTTTTACCCCACTTTTGGCGAGGTATCCTCTGGAAATTACCATAACTTCTCCTTTTTCAATATGTTATAGATAAATAGTTAAGTATCTCTTAAAAGATTCACAACCTTATTTTGCATCCATAATTGACTTTCTTTTTTTTTTAAATTTCGGTTTAAAAATAAGACTATCTTCATCTTTGTCACTTACGATTTTATCTTCTTCATGAATATCTTTTTTGACACTTTCATCTTGTCCGTCCTGATTATCATATTTGACAGCAATCCCGTCATAAATCAATCTTTCACCAATACTAACCTCAACAATATTCAACCCAGGCTTAATAGTACCAGCTTGTGGATGAACAGAAGCAATACTTGTAGGGTTCCATACTTTAATTAAAGTTGCCATTTTTTTACCTCCTTAAAAATACTTATTTTTCCAATCAAGCAATTATAGCTAAAACATAAGCTTGTATGCAAGCGAAAATCATCAAGTAAAAATAATTTTAACAAGTTTTTGCGCCATAGAATTTATGTCGCATTTATCTTCTATTATTTTTCTAACTATCTTAGAATGATCTATAATGTCATCATACCAATCATAAACATAACGCAGTTTATCTACAAAATCAGAAATTTTAACATTAGGAACTTTAATTTTAACACCATAATTAGCATCTACCATATCATATTCCAAAGGTATAGCAGAATAGTCATCAATAAATTCTTTCATACCACCAATGGAAGGAGCTAAACAAATCATTCCGGAAGCCATTGATTCAATACAAGGCAAGCCTGTTGCTTCGCCACGACTTGGAAAGAGAAAAATATGATTATCTCTGTATAAATCAAGCATATCAGCAAGAGCTAAATTCCTTGAATCAAATACAATATTATTATTAATATCAATTATTTCTTGTTGCCCTTTACCATTTGTTTTCATATAAAGCCTTACATCTTTCATATTTCCAAATGCTTTGTTAAAGGCAGAAATAACCAAATCCCAGCCTTTTCTTATAGATGTTTGACCTACCCATAAAAAATTCAAAGTATCTTTTCTTATATGCTCTGTATATTTAAAAATATCCAAATCTATTCCTTGATTGCATAAGTGTATTTTTTTAGTAACACCATTATCTTTAAATACTTTCTTGTTATGCTCACAAACCGCTATCACTTCATCAGCTTCATTTATTTTATCTATAAGTGATGCAGGTATATTGTCAGCTTCATGAGTCGGCATAATAAAGCTTCTTTTGCAATTTTTACTATATAAATGAGAAGATAAATGCTGTAATTCAGTTTCCGCATTATGGACAATATTGACCCCTTGCCTTTCAAGAGCTTTTCTAATTTGCCTTTGACCATTAGAAAAACCCATTGCTTCCGATGAAAAATACTGAAACTCTTTAAATCTTAACCTCACAGATTTTAGGGCAAAGAAACTCCTGTTTTTAAACAGGGGAGAAATTGCCCTTGACTCCTTTCTTTTAATATGACGTGACTACTCCACAGAGCAAGTCCTGTGGCTTCTGCTTCTACTTCTATTATATTATAATAATCGACGAAAAATAAATTTAATATTGTGAAAAGGATGATTTTATGTTATCCCAAAATACAGAAGGTGCTCTTTCAATCCATTCAATTATGTCATCAATTTCTATATTTTTGGTAAAAATATCCCATGAAAACATTCCAATATTATTATTCCTTATAATCCTACATTCGCACAAATAAGCTTCCATACAAGAACGACCAAAAGTTTCTATTTTATCCGGATAATGAATAAAATACTTATATTGATATAATATAGAAGAAATATCATCAATAAATCCTTTATAATTCGCATATTTAGATTCTTCAAGTTGATGCACTATTTGAAGATTCCCCTTGCCGTAAAAGTCTATGATTCTATTATTGTCTCGTGCCCATAAGATACATTCTTCAATTCCTTTATGATGCTGTAAATGACCAACCCAACAAATATCTTTATTCCTTAAAATATTTGCAAATTCTATTCCACGATACCGTTTAGCATTAAAATATGGAGAAATAATTTTACAAGTATTATTCTTTATAACATTAAACCTATTAGTAAAAGATTTTAAATGCAATGGAGACAAAAATATATTCAATTTTGCCTTTTCATATAATTGGCTAATCAAATCATCATGAGGTGTTTCTATAACATCTCTCCAAGCCATAATGAATTTATTATCTAAAACAGTATTTAAATTTTTTTTGCTAAATGTTCTAAAATTATTAACTATGTAAAAATCAAAATCATCTTTAAAATTTTTTCTTGTTATCAATTCTAATATAATATCAGAAGGTTTTCTTTTTATAAATTCAGCTTCAGTAATTTCTCCTCCGCCGACAAAACCATTATCCACTATATTATAATCTGACAACCAACCTATTTTCATCAACAATCTCAAAATTAAACAGCAACTGATCTTCCAGCATTATCAAATATAAATTGATACTGACAAACTATTTCCATCCTAAAAACAGCATCCGGTTCTAAGATACCTTCATCAGTGTCAACATTAACAATACGGGTCAAACCCGCATTATTATTAGTCCAAAGTACTTTAGTGGTATCCATAATAACCTCTTTAGTATCAGCAATAAGTTTATTCAATTGCTGAGAAGCTATTTCAGCTACTTCGGCATCAGGATTAAATCTAACATATCCAGTAATAATAATTCTTAAATCAGCTTCTATTTCTCTATTAGTTAATGGAGTCAAACTTTCGAATCCATCAGAAACAAATAAAGCAGGAAACTCTGAATAATCCATTTCAGAAGAATCTTTTAAAGTTCTTCCTATATTCTCATCTAACACATTTGTTCTATACCCATTAGCTGTTTTTATTGTTTTTAAAACAGTTATAATATCTTGCAGAATAAGTTCACGAAACGAATCTGTTGTACTCATTATAAACCTCTAATCTATAGATTAAGTGAGTCTAATTTAATTTTTGCTTGCCTTATTATTCTTGGTAAAATTCTTTTAAGTGCTGGTTTTAAATATGGCCTTGCAGGTATGTCAATAACCATAACTGGTTTTTTAGTTATAGCCATCATCAACCATCTTTTGTCAGATTTACCAGATTCATAATATTTGAAAAAGAAATAACCTCTTGATTTTGGAGTAACTTTTGGAGTTACTGTGCCACCTTCTTCATGCAACCCTGCATAATCAGCTTTTGGTCTTCTTCCGGCAATTAATTGAGCAACAACAGATCTGCCATGAAACTTTGATTTAAATTCTATACTTCTTGCCAATTTGCCAGTTTTTTTTGTTCTTCTGTATTTAGATAATTTAGTTTTTACTCTACTTTTTGCATCAAAAACAGCAAGTTCAAGATTACGGTCAACAACTCTTTTCAAATCTCGTAATATAGAAAAACGAATAGCCTTATCATAATTACGAATAGTTTCTCTATATCCAGTTAAACTAACTTTAATCATCTAAGTCTCCTTGATCTTCCGGCAGGTATTAATCTATAAGGATGAATAAAATCTTTTACCTCAAGAGGCATCGCACCAAAAGTTTCATAAGATATTGTTTTATCACCTTTTGCAGCACCTTCTATATTCCATCTTTTCCTTGTTCTTCTTTTATATATTCTACCAATCCACTCGGCACACCCTAACCTAACATCTTCTGGTATAGCGGCATATCCTCCAGTGTAAACTATTTTTATATTTTGCTGACCAGACGGAAAGACAACAGGAGATAATGATGAACTAGTTACATCAGCTATACTTAATAACTCTATCCTACCATCATCATCATAAGTAATATACGCATTAGTAGCATATTCTGTTGCAGAACCAAAATCCCTATTAACATCCGAATTTAAAGCTGATACGTTGATGATTGGCGGATTTTTAACATGCAAAAATCCTTTATTAACACCATCAGCGTATTCTGTATATCCAGCAGAAGCAAAATGCCGATTGCAATAAGTTTCTATTCTTTTAGTTGTAGATGCTAAAGCCTTATCTAACCATCCATCCTGACCAGTTGTGCCTATGTCAAGATGAAGTTTTAAATCTGTCATAGATATTAAAAATTGTGCAGAAGCTACAACAGCCATATCAATCTCCTTTAATTTTTTCCAAATACCAATCTATAGTTTTATTAATTCCATCATAAATAGAAGTAAACTCATACTTCCCGATTATAGATTCTAATTTTGTTATATCTAAAACCCTTTTAGGCTGACCATTTGGTTTAGAACCATCCCACCAAATATCACCTTCAAACCCTATTTTATTTTTTATCATCACAGCTAAAGTAGCTATTGATAACTCAAGCCCTGTCCCTATATTTACTGGACATACTTTATTATAATCAAATTCAATTATTTTTAATAAAATATTAACAGCATCTTTAGCATAAAGAAAATCTCTTGTAGCTTTTCCTGTCCCCCATAACATAACAGATTTACTATTAGTATTTTTAGCTTCAATAAATTTATTAATTAAATCCGGTATCACATGACCCTTTTCAGAACCGAAATGATCAAATTCTCCATACATATTTGCCAACATCAAATTAATACTATTTAATCCATATTGTTTTTTAAAACATTCTGACAATACCAAACTACATTTTTTAGCTATCCCATAAGGAGCATTAGTAGGTTCTGGATAACCGTCCCAAATTTCTTCTTCTTTGAATGGGATAGACGGTGTTATAGGATAAGAACAAACTGTGCCGACATTGATAAGTTTTTCAACTTTATTATTATGACAAATCTTAAAAACATTCATTATAATATTCATATTATCTGTAAATAAATTTACAGGATTCTTTTGGTTATAACCAATCCCGCCGCAATTAGCCGCTAAATTAATAACAATACAATCTTTATTTATAAAGATAGATTTAAATAAATAATAATCATTAGATTCAGTAATCAAATCTATATCATTAGAAGATAACCCAATATAAGTTAAATCTCTTTTTTTAAATTCTTCTATCAAATTTTGACCCAGAAACCCTGAAGAACCAAAAATAATAAAACGTTTCTTTTTTAAATCAATCATTACCTCCCCCCAATTATGTAAATAGATGGATTGAATTTATTATCAGTAAATGTATCGTGAACTTCCCATGTCATATTTAAATTTTGCAGTATTCTTGCTATCATTTCAACAGAATAACCAGAAGAATGCCCGTCTAAAAAAGCATTTCTGTTATTGCTCCCATACAATAATCTGTAACAATGTTCATCACTATAATAACCGGTACTTCTATTTCCAATTATCCTTGCACAAATTTCTTTTACATCAGGAACCATTAAATGAAGTTTCCCTTTTTTTACTAATAAACTTGACCATCTTTTTAATGCCTTTAAACCATCTTCATAAGTAAAATGTTCAAGTATATGAAAAGCAACAATTTCTTCTATACTATTTTCTTCACAAGATTTTAATTCTCTTGCGTCATCAAATTTGTCTACAATAATTGGCAAATTTGCATAATCACTAGGGCTAAATTTATAATATTTATGGAAAATAGTTCCATTTCTTTTTATAAAATCCTCTTGCTGCTCATTAGAAAAATTAGATAGCTTTAAACTTCCTTTTTGCTCAAAATCAATATTTATCCATTTTACAGCATTATTACTTTTAAGATAAACTTTCCCACAACCTAAATGCAAGCAAGTTTTTCTCATGCTAATTTCATTTCCCTAAAAATAGTATTGAAATGATTATCCCAAGTATATTCATTCAAGCATTTTTTCTTGCCAGCTCTTGATATTTCAAGTCTTTCTTTTCTATTTTTATACCTTGAATAATAAATAGCAAGATCAATAAATTCATCAACAGAATTATACATAAGAACCTCTTTCCTATCTTCAAATAATTCCTGAATTTCTGGAATTCTCTCTGTTAATAATAAACCACCAAGCGCAGTTACTTCAAAATCTCTTAATCGTAATTGTTTCATTTCATGATTATTAAAATCAGCTTCTGGCAACCCTAAAAAATTCAAACATACTCTTGTCTCAAGAATAGTTCTTATTAATCGTTTATAACTTGTTTTGCCAAATATACCATAACTCAAACCTTTATTTATTAAAGTTATAATCATTGGTAACCTATAACCGTATGGCTGTCCGATAAAACTAACATCATAAGCAAATTTAGGTAATTCTTTATAATCAAGAAGTTTGTAAAAATTGGGATTTACACCAAATGGAATAAATTTAGCTTTAGCATTAACTGATTGATAATTTTTTAAAGCCTTTCTATTTGTTGTCCAGGTTAAATCAAAAAATGGTGAAATACGGCTTAACCCTCTTTCAAAGCTATTGACATCATTACAAGAAAAATTGACTAGTGGAATTTGATACGATTTCAATTCCATCATAGAATCAACACTTATTACAGGGTCTGATAAATATCCAAAAAATAAATCTAATTGCTTTTCCGCATGGGCTTTACTGACACGCTTTAATAATTCATCATTCATCTCTTTTTTCTTGCAAGTTTCCCAATCATGCGAATATTGATTGTAACCATCACCTCTAAAATCCCAATTAATAACTTCATGCCCCATATCTCGTAATGGCTTAACCAAATTTTCACACTCCCAATTGAAAAATTGGATAGCTGAAAATATTCTTAATTTTTTCATATTATTCCTTTTTTACAACTACACAAAAAGATAACACCCGCCCCTTATGCAAAGGGTTATCTACAATATACAAATCATTTTTGACATCATCACTTAAAGAATGAATATCACTCATTTCAAGACCTTTATAATCCATTAATTTTTCAAAAGATAAATTAGCTTCTTTAGGAAAATCTAAATACATGTCAGTAGTAAGAATCAGTAATCCTCCCTTTTTAATCACCCTTAAAGCTTCACTGATTACTTTTTTTCTTATTGGGTATTCTCTATCAACTTCATCCCCTTTTTTTAATTTTCCTGTCTTATGCTCAAAAATCATATTTGATGGAACATGCTCAATCACACTCACCAATAAAGCCGCATCAAATTGATTATCTGTGAACTCTAATTCAGTACAATTATTATTAACGACTGCCACACCAATAAAAGCAGAAGCTTTTTTCATATCGCTCCAGCAAGCAGTATTATAATTATCTACACAAGTGACACCATATTCGTTATTTTTTAAAAAATTAGAAAAGGCGCAATCACCAGCACCTATATCTATTATATTAGTTTTTTTTGACACTCTTTCTTTAAGAATATTATAAACAAATGGATATTCCCAAAGCCGAGTATTATCCGTTCTTAACTTTGGATAATCACTCATTTGCTCGATTAAAGATTTATTTTTCCTACACCAATTTCTCGACGGTAAATAATGTTGTATTTCCATGACTACTTTCTTCTTGAAAGCTCCTGAATTTATTCAGGAGATAGGTTGCACCAATTTTTACCTCTTGCAGATTTGCCATAATACAAAACGGCAAGATGGTTTTTGACTAAGTCTACATTCAAATTTTTTCCATCCACAATAATTGTCGCTACAATTCTAAAATAATACCCTCTTTTGACATTAATCAAATTAATGACTTTTGCTTTTCTCAATATATTTCCGACAAAATTTTTAGCTTTAATTGCAAGCTCTTTTTCTTTTTGACATTTGCCTCGTATTTCAGGAGTATCTATCCCGTAAACTCTAACTGATATTTCTCTACCAATAATCGGATGAACATCAAAAATATTAAAAGTTACAGTGTCTCCATCATAATTCCGAACATATTCGACATCATTGAATTTTCCATAATTTTTAGCCGCTTCACTTTGATTAAATAAAAATAAAATAAAAAATAAACCTAAAATAATAGATTTCATACAGTTTTCTCCAGGAGCCCCCTTCCTTTAGGGAGGGATGATTGACTATTCTTCTAAGCGTGTTTTTGACAACTCCCCATGCCTAAAGACAGGGGCTTTTCGATGCGTGTTTGTAAACAGATTCTAATTGATCTCTGTATTTTATCAACTCACTGCTTGTTAATTTTGAAGTAGAAATATTTGTAGAATATTTTCCGAACCTACCTTTAAAAGCTACTGGATCGCCTCCATTCCATCTAATATCATAATTCTTTTTATTATTCCATATTTCTGTTTCTGGATATGGGCTATAAATACTAAAATCTATATCATCCGGTTTAACTTCTTCTACCCAAAACTTTGTATCAACTATAGAAACATCATCTTCTCCAGGAAGCCCTATCATAAAAAAAGTTTTTACTCTTACACCATAACTTTTTAACAATGTAACAGCTTTAATACTTTGATCTCTTGTAAACCCTTTTTTAATTGTTTTTAAAATTTTATTGCTTCCTGATTCAATCCCTATTCCCACTTCTTTACAATTTGTATTACTAAGTATTTCACATAATTCTTCATCAACAAACCGTACATGTGAAAAACATCTATACACCATATTTTTTCTTTTAATATGACTGCCTATTATTTTCAATCTCTGTTTGTTTAAAGTAAAAATATCATCAAAAATCATTAACCCTTCATAATCTAAATTATAAATTTCATCTATTTCTTCACACACTCTATCAGCAGATGCAATTCTAAGTTTTTTAGAATTTCCAGAAATGCAATAAATACATGAATACGGACACCCTCTTGAAGTAATCATTGTAGTTGTATTCCTCCCATTTATCCTATACTCATATCCGTTAATTAAACTTCTTGCTGGGAAAGATACTAACTCAATATCAGAAAATGAAGTAGAATTATATAATAAATATTTACCAGAAGAATTGCTCAATTTATTCATAATATCATTTACGCAATTCTCTGCTTCTCCTTTTACTATCATAGTAAAATAAGATTTATCTACTTCGCTTAAACTATCTACTCCGCACCCGCCTATTACAGTCTTTTTACCTTTACAATATTGTTTAACATAATCTATTGCTATTCTTATCTGCGGAGAAGTTATGGTTATAAAAACTGTATCTTCTTCAACTTCAGTTAATTTTTTTCCGGCAAAATCATAAAATTTAACATCATAATCATTATCTCGTAATGCGGAAGCTATATAAAGAATCCCTAATGGAGGAAACACTTTATCAGAAATAAGGAATGGAGATGGAAGATTAATTAAGGCTATTCGCATAGAGCTATAATTTCTCCTTTATTCTCAAGCAAGCAATTTGTATAAATCATTATTAAAGTTCTTAATATCATCAAAAATAACTTTAAATCTATTTCCAGCTAAATGATCTTTTATAGTTCTTATAAAACCAGCATTTGCTATTGATTTCCTTTTATCTTCAGAGTTTAAATACAACTCTAATTTCTGAATAAGCTCATCAAGATCATTCCAATAAACAACCTCTTTATCACCTTCATATAATTGTTCACTTTCATCTATCCAATTTGTTAAAACCATAGCTTCACAAGCTGCTGCTTCAAAAACACGCTGGGAAGTTCCTGTTTTACCTTGTGCCAAGTTTAAAACTATTTTTGATTTATTCAATAGATAAACATAATCATTCCCATAAACATTTTTTTTAAAATATAAATTTTTATCAAAAAAAACCTGAGTAACTTTATCTAACATCTCTTGACGCTGTTCATTAATACTGCCAATAAAGCAAATATCAAAATCTCTTTCAATAAACCTACGATTAAAAAAATCAACTCCTGTCCAGCTTGGCAACCATCTTACATCTTTGCATCCGCATTTCTTAAATTCAGGTATTGCAAACTTATCAAATGTATAAACCCAATCATAAGAAGAACCGACTAATTTAATATAATCTCTATATCCTTTATAAACTATAATGTCATCTGGAAAATAAAGTATCTTAGGAGAAGAACAATATTTTATTTGTTCCGGTGATAACATTTCACCTTTTATTACCAATGTGGCATCATATTTTCCTGATAAGTTTGAAAGATTATTTTGCTCAAATCTTAAATCAGTTATCGTTAAATCTATATCAAAATCTCTTCCTTCTTTTGTATTGTTTAGCCAATTAACCAAGCGGTTTTCATTGCCAAATGGAGAATTATTATAAACAGGAGCAATTAAATTTAGTCTCATTTCTTCAAACGGCATTAGCTTCAACAGGCATCCAATCAAAAACCTTTTCAAGTACCATTTCTGGCAGTATTTTATCCATACATATATTACTAGTGCAGCTTTTAAAATTCATCTGATAAAGACATGGTTGACAATCCAGATCAGACATAATAACTTCACCTTTAGCTTTCCATGCACTATTCTTACTTGGTATTGTGCATCCAAACAATTGAAGAACTGGAGTCTCTACAGCGGCTGCTATATGAAGAGGTACAGAATCAGTTGTTATCATTAAATTACAGCGAGATATTAAATAAGCTACTTCTGTAAGATTAAGATGGGAATAAGTATGAATAGACGATTTTGATTTTTTAAAAATAACATCACAATCATCTTTTTCCCATTCGCTAGCAAAAAGATGAAAGTCAATATTTTGATAAGATTCAGTCATCATTGCCATCAAATCTATCCAATATTGATTATTCCATCGTTTTTTCTGCCACCAAATTTCCGGTCTTGAACCTATATGGATGCCTACATTTATTTTTCTTGAATCAAATCTACCGTCACTAAATACATTTTTAGGGCAGTAAAGTTTAGAAATAGACTGATTATCAGCCCCTAAATATTCAGCTATTTTAAAATTTAATTGAACTTCATGCATACCATCCAAAAAATATTTAACAGGTTTTTTTGCTTCTTTATTTATTTTCCAATGAATATCTTCAGGAACTTCTCTTGGTTCGCCCCATACATAAAAAGCCTCATCATATTTTTTGAACTTATCATAGAATCCAATACTACGATCATAACTGTTTATTATGATTTCTAATTCTTTTCTTCTGGCATCAGAGGAATGCGAGCCAAGTAAGATATCAACATCCCAACCGTTATCCTGTAATGCGGCAATAGTTGGAGACAAGAGGATGAAATTTCCCAAACCGTTACTAAACGATAAAACGATACTCTTACCCATTCAGACGACCCTCCACAAACATTATTCGCAGAATATCTTATTTGAAGCAAGCCAAAACTATTCTTTTCCTAATCGTCTACGAACCTTCCCCGCTTTTTTAAATTCTTTCTTTTCTGTTCCACCCTTATCTTCCGGAGCTATATCTATCATTTTATTTTCAGGCTGTGCCAATTCTTTTCTCTCATCAATTTTTTCAATTTTTTTATCTTCTTTAGGCTTTCTGCTTTCACCAATAATAGTAAAAGCTCCTGGAAAATCTCTCATCAATTGATTTGCCTTTTCTTCAGGATAATCAAGAATCTCTCCACGCCTATGACTGTTGTAACGAAGTTTATATCCTGAATCGCATCCATGAAATTGAAGGCTAACCATTTTACTTTTTTCTTCACTCATTTTATCTCTCCATAATAATTATTATAATTTACACAATAGTTCTCAAAAATAAATAAAACCTTTTCATACAACTTCCATTTCTTCAACTTTTTTTACTTCAGCAAGCAATTTTTCTTTTTCTTTTTTAACTTGCCCTGAAGCTTCATCAATTAATTCTTGATTGTCAGCCATTATCTGTCTAGCTTTTTCATCTCTTTTTGCGTTAATTATTCCTTCTTCAATATTTTTTATATTTTTCATAACTATAGGGCAAAATTCTCCAGTTACCTTATTCTTTTTCCATTCAAGAATTTTCTTTGCCGATAATAAAGAGTTTTCCAAATCACCTATATTATTATAAGAAAGCATTAATCCATCATAAGGAAACCATGAATAAACTTTACCCATTAAAAAATAAGCTGAATTTGGTAATCTTAATGTTGTTGCTATTTTATACCAATGTATAGCTTGTTCATCTTTTTTATTTTTAGAAAGTAATAATCCTAAAAAATAATAAAGTTCCGCTCTATCCCATCTATTCCTCATACCTCTAAATGCCCATTTAGTAGCGTCATCACCATAATTTGCTATCTTATTATTAGCATTTAATGCACATATACAAATTTGAGCAGCAAGATCTGTATCATATTTATCAGTTAATTTAAAAGCCTTTTCATAGTATTCCAAAGCTTTTTTGACATCACCTCTCTCATCATACGCATCACCAAGATAAAATAAATCTCTTGCGTCATCAGGATTAGTTTTTGTAGTTTCCAAAAGCTTTCTAACATTCATATCCGCTCTCATTTCTTTTCTCATCTTTTTACGTTTTGGGTGCATATTATGCTTAAAAGAAATATAAGAGAATTTTCTTATTGGCTTGTCATCTCCATCAAGTAAATGATTATGAACACCTCTATGAAATTTTACCTTGCCTGTATTTTTAAAGAATATTGGTCTTGGGAAAACTACATCAGGAATATCATATTCATCACAATCTATTTCTATATAAGGAGCGTATGCATTAATTTCAGTTGGCGGATCTTGAAGGAATTTATGCAAGACATTGATTCCATTAGGTCTCATAACTTCGTGTCCATCCGGAAACATCGTATAAACACCAATTGGTATCCTATCTATTAAATCATTTCTATGCTTTGCAAAATTTTCTTCCCATGTAAAAAATTTAATATCATCTGTATATTTTCTTACGATTTCTTCAGTCTTATCTGTTGTGCTATCATCAATCTCAACCATAAGATGATCATATATTGGACCATCGCCTTTGTCATGAAATGCCAAAATAGTTTCTTCAATAGATTTTTCTTCATCTTTAAGAATCATAACTAAATATAATTCATATTTATGACCATATTTAGTTTTATTTATTTCTCTCATGCGGCTATCCTCAACTGTACAAAAAAAAATATTATTCCTTACAAAAAAAAAAGAGGATCCAACTTTTATGTCAAACCCTCTTTTTAATGTTTAATCAAAAAATCTCCTTGATTAGCTTCTATCCCACCAAAATACAACTACTGATTTATTTGTACTAGTTACATTTGAAAGCTGAACCCTATTTGAAACAAACGTAACAGATCCAGTAGATACATCAGCATTAGTTGATGCCGATCCAGAAAGTACAACAGCTTTAATAGGGGCATCTACTGCCGCACTTAACCCTGTAATAGCTCCAGAACCGTTTCCGGAAGCAGAAGCAAAACCTGCTATCAAGTTGATTTTCAAATGTGATAAAGCTTCACCGAATAAATTTAAATCTGTTTGCGCAACCATGTTATTTGACCTCCATTAGTTGAATGAAAATTCTGCAATAGGAAAAAAAAATCCCTTAATTTAATCAGTCATTCAACTTATGCTACATTCGTAACTTCACCGACTATTGTCTGCCCAGCAGAATAATTAGCCTGAAAATCCATTCTTGCTGTGCTCCAAACTTCAATCGCATCGGTTCTTGGAATCTTAGCACTATCAACAGTAATCTGCCTTTTAGTACCAAAAGAAAATCCAGGTTTCCATACAAGCTGAACTGAAGTGTCATTATATCCTGAACTTGCTCCGCCAGAAACACCAGTTGTAGTTTTAAGATCTTGCCTTTCCTGCTCAGATATCACAATAGGAATACCAAGCAGTTTGGCAACTTCTCCTCTTTCGATAACTGCATTAGGGCCAAACAGATCAAAAGTTTTAACTTCCGGCATAGAAAGTAGAGCGTCAAAATAACCATTAGGGCCAGTAACCCAAGTAAGGTCTCTTGGAGAAACAGCATATTTTCCCATATTTCTCATAACACTAATCATAGCTCCATAAGAAGCTCCACCGCCGCCATTACTTCTTACATTGCCATTAACGTTAATAAACTTTCTGTATCCATTCCACATAGCCGCTGGAGACTCAACAGATAAAGTGTCGCCATGCATATCTGTATTATCCATTGTCATTGTTGTATCACCGTTAATGATAGTATCCTCAGTTGCCCTTACTAAAGCCTGAGCGATATTAACTTTTAAGTTTGGAAGGACAGGAATAATAGAATCTTCCTCAAGTTCCATATCAAAAACAGTAGCAGCAGCAAGTTTTTCAGGAGTGAAAGTAACCTGACGTGTAGTTCTTGTGCTAGCTTTAAACTTAGTAGGAGTATCAGTAGCGGATGCTGTAGTTCTAAAAGCTTTGAGATCTGAACTAGTTCCAGGAATCTTCCAAGAAGTCATTTTGGAAGGAATCGTAAAATTAGGATGCATATTTCCAAGAACAAGCTGTAAATGATAAATCTCAATCAAATCAGAACTAAATCCTGTTGGAATCCAGTCAAACCCTTCATCACCAGAACCTATTGACATAGCCTTTCGTATTTCTTCAGTATCACTCATAAAATTCTTATAACTTTTTAAATTAGGAATGATTGCCTCAGCAGAGTGACCATATTTACCACTAAGAATTTTACCGATAAGATAAATATCAGAAGCTCTTGACTGCATAGATTTAAGAGAAACAGAACCTTCACGCTGTGTAAGCAATTCATCAAATGACTGATCTTTCATATCACTTGTTGAAAAAATATCTTTCACAGTATATCCTATTTTCTTAGAGACATCATTAGTGATAAGAACTTTACGTTCCGCAATAGCCGCTCTTTCCTTATCTGCTGTTTCAAGCAGAACAGCCATTTCAGCCTTCATTTTATCTATTTCTACTTTTTGTTCATTAGTTGTTTTACTAGACTCTTTTAAATCTTTAACAGTCTTAGTGAAATCCGTCAAAACCTTTACTAAATCTTCAACCTTTTTAGGGCTAGGATTTTTAACTTCAACCTTGTCTTTTCCTTCATCTTCTTTAGACATTGAATAAACCTCCAAAAAATTAAAACTTCTATTTGATTTTACACTAACCCATTGGGTCTCTAAATTATCAAAATCAACACAAAGTGAATTGATTTAATGTATTACAAACTTCTTCAATAACCTCTTCACATACAGCATTCTCATCATCAGAATCCTTTTCCACATCAGAATCAAAAGAAGATTCTTCATCAGTATCATCATTTTGACCCATTTGAAGAATACTATCTAACAAAGATATTGCGACCTTCATTGAAGACATAGTCTTTTCCAAAGTATTTCTATTTGAAGAACTCAAAACTCTACCAGCTTTTAAATCTGCTATCTCCTCTTCTAAAATTTTTATTTCCTCTTTGTTAGGAGTATTTCCCTTAATATCATCTTCAATACTATCATATAATTCTTCTGATTTAAAATCAATATCTGTATAAATCTTTCCATTATCTTTTACCCACTTTGACGCTTTCGCAATAGTCCATCCATCAGATTTAGGAAACCTATACGCCTGAACAGTAGTGCTTGTCTTGCCGATAAGTTTTCCAATTATTGCGAATACACGAGGAGAAGCTTTTTTAATAGTTATTCTTCTAAAAGAATCTTTTTGAAATAAATTAGGATTTCTCCTACGAATCCTTATTTCGTTTTCTGTCTCTTCAGGAGCTGGTTTCTCTTCTATCTCTTCTAAATCTGATTCTTTTTCATTAGTATTTTCTTCACCTTCTTTAATCCATTTTTCCTTAACCGAATCATAAGTTGTTTTAAATTCTTCAATTTTACTTTCCATAGATTCTATCTTTTTATTAGCTAAATCTACTTCCTCTTTCATTTCTTCTATATAACCATTTTCATAAATCAAATCAGAACCTAACTCAAACCCTTTTGCTATGTCAAATAATGCCCTTCTGTTAGCTGGTATTGAAACAACAGAAACCTCCAACAATTCTAAATTAGTTACTCTTCTTAATTCTTTACCAGCTTTTTTAATCATATCAGAATCAAGAATCCTAAAGCCAAAAGAAAATGCTTTATATATCCCTTCTTTGATTTTAATCCTTAATGACTCTTCTGCTTTACTAATAAAAGCTTTAACCCATAACCCTTTAGGTTTGATTTCAGCTTCAACTATTTTGCCTATACCTTCTCTATTGCCAAACATCCCCCCGCCATGATTTAGCATTACAATAGGATTTTTCATAAATTCTTTCAATGTCTTTTTAAAAGCAGATGGTTCTACAATGTCATTAACTCGATCAATATCAGAAGTACTTGCAAAGCCTTCTATAAATAAATCTCCGTCATCATCTCCTTTTATTTCTTTTAGTTCAGCATGGAATGTAATATCAGGAATAATAACTTCTTTCTTATTCTCAATATCTGATTTCAATCTAACTCTTTTTTTCATAATAAAACCTCTCAACATTATTTGACTTTTACAATAGATTATATCATCTCTTCAATCCATTTTTCTCTGATAAGTTTTTATCGTAACCTACCACGGGGCAAGCCCCGTGGCTTTTGAAAGGAAGCCGCAAGGTTACCAGATTACTAACAGGATGTGAGCACTCCCCTGAATAAATTCAGGGGAGTGTTCACTTTCTTATTCTAATACAAAAAAACAGAATTCCAAAAATTATTTTTGTGACGCTCCACGGGGCAAGCCACAAGGTTTTCTTGGTAATTTCCATAATTACCTAACTCGCCCAACTTCATAAAGCCATTTAGCTTCTGCCGCTGTGATTACGTCTTTGGTTACGATTAGCTCGTCTATGAAACCTTTTAAGT